GTTCGTCAGGGTCCTGCAGATGGACAGCCACTCCAGAATTCTCCTCGCCCTGCTCAGGAGTCAACGTCTTCAGGATTTACTGTCGTTGAAGATCACAGCCGTCAGGCAATGCGCACCAAGACGCTTTAGTTAGGCTTGAAAAGGTAACGCGTTACTTAAAATAGTCCTTTCAATTAAAGTAACGCGTTACTATAATTACCCTACCAATCGAGGAAATCATCATGGCAAACGAAGTCCCACTTGATATTGACGAAGCGGTCGTAGCACTTGTCCAGCAATACCGAGCACTTGCGAAAGAAATCAACAGTATTGTTTTTGACAATGCACCTGGTGATTTGAAGACCCTTCAGGAGCGACGAATTCACCTCTCTTCCGACATCATTCGGCATCTCGACCTTGGCCTTGTTATGTGTGGATACCTCCATGACTGACGCACATAAGCAGCTTCAAATTGCTGACCTCGAGCTACCTCCTAAGCGTGGCCGTCCGAAATCCGGTAACGCGTTACCGAACAGCGAAAAGCAACGGCGTTATCGCGAGAGGCAGAAGGCTAGTGGTGTTTCTGCTGTCTCCCTCAATCACGAGGAACTGTGCATCATCCAAGGCCTGCTTACGGCAGTCTCCGGTGATGACATTGAGGTGTTCCGACTTCAGGACATCAAGAAGATGTCTGGCACTCAGCTTGACCCTTTGCGTATCAAGCTAGCTCGCATGGTCAATTCAGCTTTGGACAAAGCGTACGCCGCATCTGTCCCTGGGAAGCCGCGAAAGTCTAATCGACCCCCTCCATCCTGATTACTCGCTTTACCGCAACGGACCCATACCCTGAGTCGGTGCGGTGGTGGGTCCCGGAGGTCCTTCACCCAAGGCTGAGTTTCCTCCGGGTTCGTCGACACGAATTTGTGTTCTAATCGCGTCAGAAAAGCAAAAAAAAACCCCTGTGAGTGCTTGGCGGCTGATCACAGAGGTTTCAGAGGGATTGGGGCCCTCGTGCATGGATTCTATCGCAAACGCGACAAAAGCGACATCCGGCGGCGTGGCTGCTGGCCTACTTGGTAACACTGCGAAAAGTTCTTCACCTGAACTGGCGAAACTGTCTAAGGCCAAACGGGCTGAAAGGTACGCTGCGCTTAGCTCTGCGCGCAGTTGGCTTGGTCGCACTGCTTTCAAAATTGACCCTCAAAAGAACCCCGGTGATGTGTACCGTACGCATGATTGTCGGTTTGCACGCCGGTCGGAATTTGTCTCCGTCAATTTCGCGGCGATCCATCAAAAAGCTCATTATGGCAACTTGGCCACCTGTGGCAGCGTATGGGCTTGCCCTGTCTGCTGTCAGCTCGTCCAGCAGCGCCGGCGTCCTGAGATTACCAAGCTCATCGAGTGGGCATATGCCGGTGACAAGACGGCCTCGATGGTCACGCTTACCTTCCCCCATACCAAGTTCGATAGTCTCGGTGATCTTCTCAGTAAACAGCGCGATGCTTTCAAGCGTTTGAGGTCCGGCAAGATATGGCAGGGGTTCAAGCAGCGTTATGGCTTTGACGGTCTTGTCAGGTCGCTTGAGTTGACTCACGGTAAAAACGGCTGGCACCCGCATACCCATGAACTCTGGGTCACAGCCCCGATTCACAAACGTGATCAAGAGGACTTCCGCTCTTTCATCCTCGATCGCTGGATTAAGGCTTGTTCGGCTGCTGGTCTCCTCGATCTGGCTGATCCCCTCCAGCTCCATGCATTCCATCTTCATGCTGTCGATGTTCGCTTCGATGCCAAGGAGTCTGATTACCTGGCTAAACAGGATTCTGGCCGTGCATGGGGTGTTGACCGCGAAATGGCATTGGCGAGTAGCAAAAAGGGTCGCGCTGCAGGTGTTCACCCTCACGAGTTTTTGGTTCGTCAGGCAACTGGTGATTACGATAGGTACATCGAGTATGTGAATGCCATGAAAGGCGCTCGGCAGCTCTACTGGTCGTCCCGTCTGAAAGCTCGGGTTGGTGTCGATGAAATTTCCGACGAACAGCTTGCAGAACGGGAGACCGAGCAGGCCGAGGTTTTGGGATTACTTACTGCCGACCAATGGCGCTACGTTCGAGGAAATGACGCTCGCGCTGAGCTTCTCGATGTTGCGGAAACTCGTGGTTGGCAGGGTATCGAGAACCTTCTCAGATCCCTTGGATACGAATTCCTGACGAATGGCTTGGATCCATTCGGCTAGGTCAATCTGGTTTATCGTCGCCCAATCGATCAGGGCTATCAGGTTGGTTTCCATCGCTTTTGCTCCGTTTCAGAAGGTAGTCCACAGCCTCTGAGAGCGTGATTTCACGCTCCTTTGCCAAGGTTGATAACTGCAACCACACGTCTTTCTTTAACCCGATGTTTTTCAAGCGTTCGTCTTTCATACGTCCGTCCCGTGGCAAAGTGCCTACTTTATAGTGTTTTAGTGTTCTTGCGTTTTCGTGTTGTGGTGTTGTAGTGTTCGCTCCGTTGGGGAGCAACCCCACCTCACCCCTGAAAACCAGCGGAGTCTATTTCATGTCCCAGGCACAGCCACCTCTCTCCATCAACATCGAATTCACCGGTACCAATCGTTCCGGCGTTTCCAAGGGCGGTAAGCCCTACTGGATTCTTGGTTCTTTCGCGCACCTCCCCGGTGTCAAGTACCCACAGACCATGGACCTCTTCACCATGGAAGCTGATTCCCTTAAAGCACCTGGCACGTACCTCGTTCCCCTGATCGCTTCGATCAAGGAAGGTCGCTTGTCGTTCGAGCCGGACCTAAAGGCGGCTGTAGCAGTTCCGGTTCCGCAAAGCGGTCGCGCGGCTTAATTCCGTGGTCGTCGTAGATCGGGTGGTGTGCAACTTCTGTTTCGACTTGCTCGGCCAGTTGTTTAACCGGTCTGCGCAGGCTCCTGATCTGATTGAGGATCTTGGTTTGGCTCCGCACTTCGTAGTCTGCCCCGATTGCTACGAATCCTCCGAAGTAGTCCACGCTCTTTCGCCGGAGGCATCCCAAGGTGGCGACGTATTTCGTTTGTCCAGGTGACGCTACTGTCACCAGCAACACCGTTCAGTGTTCCTCAGTTATTTCAACTGTAGATGCTGAACCGCATGAACCTCTTCTTTCAAAAGAGGATTTGTCGTCAGTGATCCAGAGCGGCCTTGAGTGCATCGCGGTCATTCTGGTTTGTTGGCTCATAAAAAAAGCCATTGATATCTAAACCAACGCAATAACACGGAGCATTAACCATGCAACAGAAAATGAGCCTCAAAGATGTAGTTACCGTTCGTGCAATCACCACCGGCATGGCTGTCATGTCCTTCGGTGGCTTTGCCATGGCAGCTGATGAAGGCAAAGATATCCCCGGTCTGATTACTGCCGCCCTTGCGACCGTTGGCCTGATCGGTGCTGCCGTTCTTTCGGTGTACGCTTCGATCAAGATCTTCAAGTTGGTTCGCGCTGCACTGTAAGTCCGTCCTTAAAAGAGCGAACCCTTTTTCCCCCGCTCTGCGGGGGTTTTTTTTAGGAAAGTTGCCCTGGGCATAGTGCGAAGCATGAGCACTGCCCAGGGCAACGCACCCATAACCTCCAATTTTCGGGAAAGTGTATGCTCTATCGAGGACTCATTGCCGCGCTGCTCCTGTTTGTTTCTTCTTCGGCCTTTTCCCAAGAATATTCGTGGCTCTTTAACTTCAACGTTGGCCCTTACAAGTCTGCCACGGAGGGTTGTGCTGCTAATGGCTGGCCTGATGCAGTTAACTGGTATTACGGTGCTGCATATGGTATTTGCCAGCGTGCTAGAGACAATGGCGACGGCACTACAAGTATGGTTCAAGGCCCACCTATAACCCGCTCCGGTGATTCCTGCCCTGTAGGTACTACTTACAATGCTGTAACCGGTGGTTGTGATTCACCTGCTATGAAAGACGGTGATTTGTGTGAAGATCAACAAGGTCACTCTTCAAGCAACCCAATGATTTACAGTAGTTCAGCTGGTAAGTGTGTTGCACTCACTGACGCAGATGACAAATCGACTTGTTCTTACTTTGGTGGGAAAGGCGAGACTACTTATTCCGTTTCCGGAGTTCTCAACAGTGGAGGCGAGGCCGTTGCCCCACCAACCTTTGCCGGACAGATGGGCTGTGAGGTCGCTACGATTTCAACATCTGATTGCACGATAAACGTGAAGGGTGCCATCAGTTGCAACGTCACCGCGAAATTCACCGGCAACGTTGCCAACACTAACCTGCCTGACGTCCGTGACAACCAGTGCGAACCTGGTGCGTGTCCCCCAACTGACAAAGCAACAACGGTTGAAGACAAGCCTTGCGTGATGGCAAACGGTTCTTGTACTCAGGAGACAGATAAGCAGACCACTGGTAACCAGAGTTGCGGCAGCATGAACGGCAACTACATCTGTGTTACCAGCAAACCCACATCCGATGGCACCAAGGTCGATACAACTGTAAAGAGTGAAGTTCAGGCTGACGGAACTGTTAAGACTACTAAAACCGATAATGCCACTAAGACAACTTGCACCGATGTGAACACTTGCACCACTAAGACTTCCTCGACTACTACAACAACCACCACTAATAAGGACGGCCAAACTACTTCCACCGGAAGTACCTGTAAGGGTTCTTGCGGTTCCAACGGCACTGGTCTTGAGTCAGGAGGCAGTGGTAATGGTAGTGGCGATGGTGATGGTGAGGGTGATGGCACGGCTTCCACTTCCGACGATTGTAAGGTGCCCCCTGCTTGCGATGGTGATGTCTATCTCTGCTCCATTCTCAGGCAAGAAGCTCTTGACTCATGTGCCGAGCGTGCTTTGCCAACCGATAAGGAAAAAGCCGATTTTCAACAGTTGCTTGATAAGCAGAAACAAGCTCTCGATGCAAATCAGAAGGAAATGGACGACAAAGTCAGTTCGCTTGTAAGTCAGTTTCAGTCTTCCACAGGCAGCAGCAGTTCTGCCGGAAAGTGCTTCGAAGACAAAACTTTTACAGTTAGTGGTCACTCGTTTGTTCTTCCGTTCTCTCAGGTTTGCCCAATGCTCGAATGGTTCCGTTATGCCCTTCTTGCCGTCGCGTACTTGATCGCGCTTCGTATTGTTTCCAAGGAGATTTGAAAATGTGGGGAGTACTTTTTGCAGCACTTACTAATTTTGGAAGCTGGATACTGCCTCGTCTTCTCGCCGTAACTGGTGTTGTTGTCCTTTCCGAGACTGTTTATCAGCCTTTGCTTAGCTTTTTGCAGAACAAGATAACCACCTCCCTCAGCGGTACCGGCACCGAGGCTGCTGCTTTTCTCCAGTACGTAGGAGTTCAGCAAGCCGTTACCATCATTTTCGCTGCTATCACTTTGAAGCTCGGTATCAAGGCATCAAAGGCAGCATTTGCCAAGAAGGCGACCACCGATGCTTAGGTTAATTACTGGCTCACCAGGTGATGGCAAAACCTCCAATGAGCTGTGGGATTTCCTTCACAATCCTCTGTATCAAGGTCGCCCTAAATATTGCACTCCTGTAAATGGCTTTGAGCCTGAGAAGCACGGTGTCGTTGCCATCGAGCACATCAGCGGTTGGCAGGATTTGCCTGATGGCTCTGTCGTCTTCTGCGACGAAGTCCAGGACTACTGCGGTACTGATCTCGGCAAGGAGCCTCCCGAGTGGGCCAAGCAGCTGGCCCGCCACCGGCACCGCGGCTTTGACTTTGTGTTCACCACACAAAGCCCCATGTTTCTTCATGCCTTCGTCCGGAAGCTCTGCAAGCCTCACGTCCATTACATTCGTCCATGGAATATGAAGGGTTACCAGTACAGCTGGGACACCGTCCAGAATGATCCCAACGCCAAGTCGTCCAAGGCCATGGGCACGCGCAAATCTGTCGCACCTAACCCTGAGGTGTTCAAGCTTTACACCTCGACTGTGTTGGACACGCACAAGGCCCGGCCGCCATGGAAGATCATTATTGGCCTGACCCTTTTCGCCTCTATCGCACTCGTTGGCATCATCTGGGGCGGATTTCGTGTGGCCGGCATCACCAAGACAGCAGAACCTAAAGAGGTCGTCACCAAGCATCAGAACCAGGAGCCTGAACCTGTTCGAAAGACTTCTTCGTCTTTTGGTAACCCGTTACCCGCTCCCGATGGTCAAGAACCTCGATGGACCAAGGAGACCATGACTCCCACTATCCCAGGACTGCCTTACACCGCTCCGGTCTACGACGAGCTGACTGCACCTACGGATTTTCCCCGTGTTGCGGCCTGCATTCAGTCCACAGATCGAGGCTCCTGTAACTGCTACACCCAGCAGGCTACTCCGATTGCTGTCCCTGACGGCGCTTGTGTGGTCTTTGTTAAGTACGGCACGTTTGATCCGTGGCTTAGCGGACGCAACCAGCAGCTCGCCAGTTCACCTGTTCGTCAGGGTCCTGCAGATGGACAGCCACTCCAGAATTCTCCTCGCCCTGCTCAGGAGTCAACGTCTTCAGGATTTACTGTCGTTGAAGA